TGGTCGCCTAGCATGATAACTATGGAGGGTGACCCATATGAATTAATTCCAGAAGACCAGAAATTCGAAGAGGTAACTCTAGAAAATCTACAAGGTGTTTTAGGTGAAATTAATGGTAGCGGACAAAAAATTTTATTTATTATGGATGATTGTATAGCAGATATAAGAGGCAAAGGCAAAGCAGATATAGAAAATCTCATGCAGAAGGTATTCTTTAACCGGCGGCATCTAGCAGGTTATGGTGGTAGTGTATCTATCATTGCTACTAGTCAGAGTTATGTTAAGATTGACCCTAAATTAAGAAAGACTTGTTCGCACCTTATCCAGTATAAACCCCAGAAAAAGGAGATAGAGAATATCTATGATGATATGATAAATTTACCAAAAAAAGAATATATGGATGTCTTAAGATATATCTATCAGAAAAAGCATGATTTTATGTATATAGATTTACAGCAAGAGGATACAAAACAAATACATAAAAATTTTAATCAATTAATTATTTCTAGTCCAAATATAGCTGAATTTGATTTAGATACAGCAGAATAAATTAGGATCTATTTTTAATAAAGACATATTATTATTATAAGGATTACCACACATAGAACGATACCACTTATTTTTGATGTTATCGTATTCTTTTTGATATTCTAGAATTTTCTCTCTATTCTTTTCACGATATTCTTTAAAATATTCGTTTGCCTTTTCTCTATTATTTTCACGATATTCTTTGAATTTATCTCTATTATTTTCATAATATTCTTTTTCTGTTCTACCAGGTATAATTTTATTAATACAATTGGTATTTTCTATCCAATATCTCTCCCTAGTTTTATCGTCTGTTTCTTCTATAAGTTCTATTTTATAATCACCATTATTTATTATTTCACGAGATACACAGGTAGAATAACTAGATTTATGTTTCCATAATCTCTGTTTTAAAGTCTGTGTAGTTATCCCAATATATATATCCCCATTCGTATTATCTACAAGTTTATAAATCTTATACATCTCATTATAAGATATCCTGTAATCTATAAATCAAATTTACATTAAGGCTCATCTAGTTCAGCTTCTGGTATTTGTTCGCTATTATTTCTTGATAAAGATTTCTGTTCACCTGATTTAGATTCTAGATCTTTTTCTTTTTTTTCTTCTTTTCTTTCTTTTAATTGAGAAGACAAAGTTTTAATTTCTTCTTCATTAGGAGGACGCCTCTCGCACTGAAATATATAACATAAATTCATCTTACAATGGCACTTACTTTGCCATATAACGAGTAGTAATGAACCAATCGCACCCGCAATCATTACAAAAGCACCTGCGGCTTGGTCTATACTCATCTTATCAATCTCAATAAAAGCGTCAGTGGTTTGTGTTTCCATTATTTTATAATATAAATAATAGATAATAAAAATTATAAGATATCTTATTTTAATCTGCTGTTTCTAACTCATCATCATCCTCTATACTAAAATCATCTAATTCTGCTACTGGTATCATATAGTGTTTAATACAGTTGCTACCTGTAAATTGGACTTTAAAAGACATATCTGCCTTTAACTCCATGATTTTAGAGCAATCTGTAAATACAAATAGCAGAAATACATTCCACCCATCATCAATGGCTTGTAGACCCTCCATTACTTTTGCTGCAGTAATTATAGTCTCCTCATAAGCATCTGATCTACATCGTCTGCCTTTAATTTCGACTATAGTTTTATTATTAAAATCTCTGAAATCAAAAACATCAAAAATATCGTTGTCATTCCTCTCAAAATTTGTATTAAAATATTTATTTAGTTTAGGTAAAGCATCATCCTCAATTTTACGCCCATATTCCCATAGTGCTTTATTGAATGGCATCTTTTATACTATAAGAAAATAAAAAAATATTCACTTTTTAAACTCAAAATAAAATACTCTTTGTATATAATATAATAATATAATCATGGATGGCGAAAAACGCAGATTAGAGCAATACTTACTCCAAAGAAAAGCAAGTAATGTGTTATTAGTAGACCCTAGATTTGGAAAGTTAATCCCTGAAAATATTGATAGAATAAGATTGATACAAGCACAGAAATCAACTAAAGGTCTAGTGTCTGATTCAGTTTTGTTAAAACAAGCGAAAAAGAGGAGAAAAGCACGAGCAACTAAAGTTTTAAGGGGAGAGGTTGCGCGCCAAGTTAGAGAACGAAAGAGGTTTGAGAGGGGTGAGAGACGAGAGCGACCTGAAGAAGAACCTAGAATAGTAGGAGAACAAGCAACAGCACCTGCAGGAATGGCGTACGATCCTGATATAGAGAGACAGAGATTAGATTTGGAAAGACAAAAATTACAACAGAGACAACTAGAATTGATAGCAGGGGCACGTCAAAGTAGAGAGCAGCAAGAGAGAGAACTAGCTGTTAGAAGAGGCGAGTTAGCGGCAGCAAGAGCGGAGCGTAAACAAGAAAGAGAAAGATTAGAACAACTACGAGACAGACCACCTATTATTTATGCCGGTAACAGACCGGGTGAGCTGCCAGACCCTATACCTGAAGAGCAGTTTAGACGATTAGAACAAAGGCAAGCACAATTAAGAGCAGAGCAGAGTGAAGACAACAGAGCACTTTATGACGCAGTCCAATCACAGATAAACCAACAAGAACAGAGGAGGAGGGATGATATTGAGGCAATAGAGGCGAGACAGCAAGCACAAGATGAAAATATTAGACTTAATTTCCAAAGACAAGATGCGATATATGCGCATATGGGAGAAAGATTTGCTACTCAAGAGGATACATTAGCAGAGATACGAGATGTCGTATTAGATAGATTACAACAGCAAGAAGACAGACTATTAGCAGCACAAGGGCAAAATAGACCTGCAGGATATGATGATGCTATTTTATTAGAAACACGTCGACAGCAGCCAGTCTACCAAAAACCAGAGAGAACACAACAAGCATTCGAAAATTCTCTAGTACGAGAGGGCACTTGGTTAGAGACACCGACACCTCAAACACCTCAAGTAACACCTCAAGAATCATCGCTATCACTATCACCAGTCGTCCCTGAAGAATTCCAACCTGAAATATCTGTAGTTAGAGGCGGAGGACCTCTAGAGTTACCAGATATAACTATTGGGTCTCAAGAACCAACTTTACGAATTGGTGGAGGTCAATCTAGAATATTAAGATTACAAGCTGAAGAACAAGTAGACCAATTAGATAGAACTGAGAGAGCAACAACAGATAGTAGATTAGGGATATCACCAAAATCTCCAGCAGCTCAACGAGTAGAGGAATTATTATCTCCAGTATCAAGAGCGAGAGAGGTAGACGATAAATTACAAGAGTTGTTATCTAAATCAGCAGAGGAAACAGCACAGGTATCACCTCTCCCACCAATAACTTCACCTAGAGCATCACCTAGAGCATCAGGAGTTTCAGTTAGTGAGAGAGTACAAGCAATAGAAGCTGGTTTGGGAGGAGGAAGGGTGTTACAAGCAGGAATAGAGGAGATGCCGTATGCGGATGAACCTGATGTTAATGAACCAGCTATAGAGCCAGAACCAGCACCAGCACCTACTGCAGAGCAACCAGCAATAGAAGCAGCTGGATTAGTAGAGGAACTTGAAGAAGATGAACCAAGGAGAGTAACAGCCGTAAACCAGCAAACTCTAGATTTATCAAAAAGAACTTTTGAGAATTCTGCGTATGAATTAGCAGGACAAGTCAGACCTGGACCGAGAAGAGCGGGAGGAGGAAGGCGTAATGGCTTAGGATATCGCATGAGAAATAATACAGATAGAGAAATAAAAAGAATACAACCCAACGATGTAGTTAATTTAATAGATGTTGAGGCGGGTGGAGATATTTATAGATTTGATGTAGAGGGTAAGAATGGCGCTAGACTTAAAAAGGCAGGATTACAAAAACATATAGATTCAGGTGAATTAACCTTTGAGAAAGGACATCGCCACGAACTCGGAGGACACTTTTATAGAAACGCATACAATCCACCACCAGAAGAACCACTATTACAAGAAGCACCATTATTACAAGAGGAAGCAAAAGCGGCAACTGCAGTAACTGCGGGAGCAACAGCAGCATTAGGTCAAGAAGAAGAGGAAGAAGAATAAGATATCTTTTATAGTTATATTGTATAAACAAAATAAGATAAATTTTTTTTATTATTATTATATATATATAATAATGCTGATGCAACTGGTTATAACAGAGACACCAAAAAAATCAAAGAAAAGATTAAGATCCGTATGGAGATTACACGCTGGAGGACCAGTAATTAAAATAGTTGATTTTGGTTTAAAAGGCGGTTCAACTTATTTAGACCATAAAGATAAGGTAAAAAGAAAAAATTATATCGCAAGACACGAAGTTAATGAAAAAAAATTTTATAAAGACCCTATGAGAGCAGCAACATTATCAAGATATATCCTATGGGGTGATAAAACAAATTTAGAAGATTCTGTTAAAGATTACAAGAAACGATTTAATTTAGTATGAATAAATCATGGTCAATCTTAAGTAAATTATTATTAAAGCGTGGGTCTCCACCCATACTATTTATATAATAATAATATTTTTTATGATATTGTAATATAGATTCTCGATTATTTTTTTTATATTCTTTACTATATTGTGATTTTTTCTCACGATTATTTTCACGATATTTTTTATGATATTGTGATATAGATTCTTTATTATTTTCATAATATTCTTTTGCCTTTTCTTTATTATTTTCACGCCATTCTTTGATTTTCTCTCTATTATTTTCACGATATTCTTTATTATATTCTTTTTTTGTTCTACCAGGAATAATTCTGTTAACACAATCTGTATTTTCTATCCAATAGCGTTCTCTCGTCTTATCATCAGTTTCTTCTATGAGTTCTATTTTGTAATCTCCGTTTTTAATAATTGCTCTTGAAGAACAATCTTTAAGAGATTTATGACAGGCTAATCTTTGTTTTAATGTTTGTGTAGTTATCCCAATATATATATTCCCATTCGTATTATCTACAATCTTATATATCTTATACATCATACTTGTTTATATAACAACGACAAACTTTAAATAAAAATAAAATTACATAGTATCAAATTTTTATATTATATAAATTATAAATAATGCCTAAGAAATCGTCGTATGCTAAAGAGGTTAAGAAGGGTGTATTAACTCAAAAACAAGTTGATAAATTACCACCCAAGTTATTAGATGCTATAGTTAAATCTAAGTCTAAATCTAAAAAATAAAATATATTGTATAACTATAAAAGATATCTTATAATATGACTTCTGGATGGGTGTATGCTGTAATTGTCTTTCTGTTTGCTCTATCAATACATAAATATAATGATTTAACATCACTATATGAATCTGTAAATAAATATATAGATAGTGTCAGACCTATTATTAATGAAGAAAAAGAAGAAGAGGATAAATCAAATTTAAATCTAGAAATAGACGCGGATGAAATTATATTATTATCAGATATTAAACATATGATGATTCAGTATGCGATTAGAAATCCCGAATTATTTTCTAATATAAATAATAAAGATGAATAATCAAGACCGGCATGAATTAAAGAAAGCGAATCATATTTTAATTCAGAGTAATGACCCTAGGTTTAACTATGGATTTCATAAAGACATAGACAATATAGATAAAATCCCACAGATTTTAAATATAGCACAATATGATTATGGTTTTGTGAGAAAGAAGGGAGATGATAAAAATATGGATGAAATTATTACTGCAACTGAATTAGCATCATTCCAAAATCTAGAGGATATGGAGGAATACTATAGACAGAAATTCCCAAGTATGCCTGATGAGTATTATGGTATTATGGCGAGATATTCTACTGGTAATCCTATAACAAAAAAGGAGGTAAAAAATAATTTAAAAAAAAATAAGAAAAACCCAAATAAACAACTGCCTATTGGGTATGGTGTTGCTCATGGGCAATTTGTAGTTAATTTTGACTAATATTTTTATTTTCTAATATATATATTTTAAATTAATAAATTATTATAATAATGCTACTAAATATTATTGGTCATAAATTAATCAATTCTACTGGTTTGGGGCAAAAGGCATCAGTTAGTGTAGGTAAAAAGGTAATGGCAATTAGAGGTTAAAATTTTTTTCTTTGATTTTTCACTTATATTATATATAATAATAATATAATGACTACAGTAGAGGAAGTTAGGAAAGCGGGTCCAGAGAGGCATCTTACAAGTGCTTATAATTTCGCAGGTCCAGGCACATTCTATGCGGCAAGAATGAGGGGTTCAGATTTTTATGAAAATTTAATGAAACAAGCAGGTAAAAAATTAGTAGGAACAAAACCTTATAATGTGCCTATAAATAAATTAGACGAATGTGCTAAGATTCATGATAAAGTATATAACGATCCTAACGCATCTGCCGCTCAAGTTCAACAGGCGGATAGAGATTTTCAGGAGTGTATATCAAAAATTAAACCTAGTGATGGAATACAGCAAGCACTATTAGCTAAAGCAGCTAAAGCAGGTTTTGATGCTAAACTATTAGCAGAAGGTGCAGGTGTTCTTAGAAAAGGTAGTTTTGCCGAAGGTGGAGATAAACGCAGTGTATTAGGTATGAAAATAGGTAATGCTGTAGGATTAGGTAAAAAGGCAGGTGCTAGTGTTGTCAAAACTATTAAACGGTCTTTTTAGGATATCTTATAATTATAATTTGTTTAATCAACAAATAAGATAAGTTATTTAATGAAAAAAAATATAGATATATATTAATATGAAAGATACTTCTAGTTATTTTGATTGTAGATTTTATTTTAATGATTTTAAAGCACCGCCAAAATTAGATGACGCATATCAGTATAAAAAATCTACTTTTCATAATAACAAAAATTATTATTATGAGAAAGAAAATTATAGGACATCCTATTTTAAAAATAAGAATGAATCAATACATCCTGTTTTTAAAATTCCAAGAAGTTCAAGTGAAGAAGATTTTAAGAAAGTATATAGACGCATGATTTTAGAAACTCATCCTGATAAAGTGGATGGGTGTCAAGCTGAATTTATAAGAGTTAGAGAAGCGTGGGAAGAATTATGTGAGAATGGATTTATAGGACATCATTAGTTAGACAAAAAAATCTACCTATTCTATTTTTTTTGTATTTTTCTAAACATCATCTCCGTCTATAAAATCATACTCTCCGCATGATAATTCTGTTTTTGTGATAAAGAATGGTACTCTTGATTTGAGTAGATTCAGTCTGTAATCTTTTTTCGTGCCATTGATAATGTGCTGTGGTATATACGTTGCCTCTGGATGACGCTT